GCTTCACGGCGGCGCTCCTGTCAGCGTCCAGATCAAGCGATCCCGATCGGCCAAGGGCTCACCCACCACCTGGTAGGTCTGGCCAGCAACGGTGAAACGCTCACCCTCGCGAGGATCAGCCAAGTCGCGGACCATCACATCGAAACGGTGGGTGGCCAGAGCCAACCGGGTGTCACCGAAGGACTCGACGACATCGGCCTGCTTGGCGATGAACCGCGTGGCAATCTCACGACCATCCGCCAGCCGGTAGGTGCCGGGCACCCCCAGCCGGGCGAACAAGCGCGAGACCGCCCGCTCAAAGGCGTGCTGCATGCCCTGCTTACACCGAGGTGAGTTTCACCAGCACACCCGGGCGGTGGCACATCGGCAGCGGGTTGCTCTGCGTGTGCAGGTCGGTGCCTCGGTCGAACTGGCGCGGCGCCTGCTTGGCGTACAGCGACTGGCCCAGCGTGTTGACCGTCTCGTTGAAGTCGGCCGGGGCAAAGTAGGTGCCAAAGGTATCGACCGTGCCCAGCGGGAAGGCATGGGCTTCACCGTCGGCAATGAAGTCACGCGTGGCCATGGTGCCGTTGGCATTGAGGTAGCTGGCCTTGCCGCGATACTCCTCAAATGTCACACCGGTGTAGTTGAATCCCGCGCGCACGTCGCTGATCAACATCGAACCTTGCAACCAGTTGGTGTAGGCGGTTTTGGTTTCCTTGTGGGTGGTCAGCGCTCGGAAGAAGCTTGGGGAGCACAGAACATGAACGCCGGTCATCATTTCGCCTTGCAAGGCGTCTTCCATTTTGGAAAGCAGGTCGTAGCAGGCGTTTTTCAGATGGGCTTCGTCAGCCGCCACCGAGAACTTGAAGGGGACTACTGTCTGATCGAGATCAAAGGCATCGAAGAGATCAACCAGCTCGGAACCATCGGCATCCAGGATTTTTCCCTTGAGCGCACCTATGCGCAGGTGCTCCAGCGTGATGGCGTGCTTGTTGCGCATGGTCTCCAGGTGCCGGGCCAACACACCGGAGATGGCTTCCATCTCGGTTTCCGAGCCGAAAGCGCGGATGCCCTGGACTTCTTCGGGCAGCACCACATCGTCGTGCGGGATGTGGGGAATCACAAAGGAGCGCAGCTTGCGCTTGCCACGCTCACCCACGGTGCCGGGCGAGCCAGGCGGCTTGGTGGGCAGCAGGTTCAGGCGACCGGCGTACTCCTCCACGATGATCTGGCGGGTGCGCACAGGTTTGGCCGGAAACAGGTTCAAGGCTTCCAGGCGGCCGTAGCGGTTGGGGATGAGGTTGATGGCAGCAGTCAAGCTGGCCATCGAGAAACCGGGGTTCAGAAACGGGTTGTTCATTCGGGGCTCCAGAAATGACGAAACCCGCGCAAGCCAGACGGCCAGGCGGGTTCGGGGGGATGGAAGGATGGGCTGTTTGTGGCGAAGGTCAGGCAGAGGTCAGGCGGATTCACGCACCAGCACGCCACGCTCGGCCAACTGCTGCTCATAGGAAATGCGCTGGGCCCCGGTGAGCGCGATCGGCCAGACCAGCGCGGTCTTGGCCACGATGGCGTGGCGAGCAATCAGGATGGCGTCGCTGCGGTCGGCATTGGTGGCATCGATCGCGTTGGCCAGCACCCCGATAGCGTCCTCAGTGCCGTCGGTGGCGGCGGGGTCGATGGCGTAGTGCTTGCCATCGCTGGCATTGCGGCCGAGTACCGTGCCCTGGGGCAGGTTCTGGCCAGCGGCGATGGTGGCGACGTCACGCGAGTAGCGGTTGGGGGCTTCGTACTTCAAGAGGTCGCCGAGGTTGTTTTGTTCGGTGATGGGGGTCATGGTTCAGTCCTTTCTGGGTCGGGTGCGTCAGGCCTGGGCCGTGAGCTTTTTGACGGCGGCCACGATCGGCGAGGCCTCCGGGCGGTCGAGGTTTTGGGTGCCAGCATCCACGGTGATGGTCGAGCGGATGTCATCGGCCTCAGACCGTGCCGCACGGGCGTCGATCAGTACGCGACGTACATCGGCCTCGGTCTTGCCAGCCGCGATGAACTCGGCCGCGCGGTCGGGGCAGCCAGCCAGCAGGCAAACCTCGGCAACGGCCTGGGCAGCCTGGGTCACCTCGCGGCGGGCTTCAGCGACCAGCACCGCAGCCTCATCAACGCCGATGGTTTCAGAGAGGCTTTTGTCGGGGGTGTCTTGCAGTTCAGACATGGATAACTCCTTGTGGGGAAACGCCGCCTCAGCACGGATGACGCCCCGCACCTGAGACGGCGAATGGTTACGGGCGTTGATAAATCGATGGAATTCGGCAAGCGTGGTGTCCAGCGTTTGGACACCATCGACCAAACCTTGGCTGACGGCATTCGCACCGAAATACAGACCAGCCTCGGTGGCGCGCACAGCGCCCAGATCCATACCGCGCATAGCGGCCACGTGATCGGTGAAGATGGAATACAGCCGATCAACCTCCCCTTGGAGCTCGGTTTTGGCGGCATCCGACAAAGGCTCGTGAGGCGAGTAGTCGTTCTTGTGAGTGCCCGCCGTGATGGCTGTGAACCGGTAGCCGTCCTTGGCGTCCTTGACCGACTGATCGACATGCAGGGCGATGACGCCGATGGAGCCGACCCCGCCCGTTTCTGTCACGAACAGACGCTGGGCGCTGGCGGCAATCGCATAGGCCGCTGAATACGCGGCGTCGTTGGCCACCGCCCAGACGGGTTTCAGCGCAGATACCTCGCTTACGCGACGAGCCAACTCGAAACTGCCTGAGGCTTCACCGCCCGGCGAATCGATGTCCAGCAGGATGCCGCTGACCTGGGGATCGGCCAGCGCGGCATCCAGCATGGCGGCGATCTCACCGTAGGAGGTCAGGCCTGAGGCGGCTTCCATGCCGAGTGAGCGTTTGACCAGCGAGCCGTGGATGGGGATCACCGCAATCCCATCGGGAGCAGTGGCTGCGGGTGGCCGTTGGTACATGGCCATGTCCATGGCTGGCATCGCGGGAGCATCGGCCATGCCGATGCGCTGGCCGACCACCGACAGGATCACGTCCAGCTTGGGTCGGTGAATCAGCAAGGGCGTCCCGAAGAGGCGGGAGGCAAGGTAAGTCATGGTTGGGTGTCCTGGTTGTTGGGTGACGCACCGCCAGACTCAGCAGTCGGTGATTCGTCAGTTTGTGGTTCGCTTGGCTCTGTCGATACTGCAGCCGGCGCCTGGTCATGCCGGGCATCGGAGTCAAAGACCAAGCCCAGCGCATCGGCCCGGGCGTTGTCCGCCGCGATCTCGCGGTCCACGTCTTCGGCGTCGTAGCCATTGCCCGAGATGGCTTCCGACCGGCTCATGAGGCCGGCACGGATGGCCAGCTTCATCGCGTTGAATTCCTTCTGCGGATCGACCCAGCTCCAGCCCTGCGGAATCCACTTGGCTGCCTGGTAGATGCGGCGGTCTTTGCGGTAACCGGGAAGATCCAGTGCACCTTCGAGCACCGCCTGATCCATCCAGGCGCGCCAGATCGGCCGGCACAGCTGGTGCACGATCACACCGTGCTGCAGGGCTTCACACCGACGCCTAAACTCCAGCAGGCCCGCCCGGATGGAGGAATAGTTCACCTGCGTGAGGTCGCCGGTGAGCATCTCGTAGGTGATGCCCATGGCAGCGGCCACTGCGCGGAACTGCTGGCGCATGAATTCAGCGTACGACGACCCCACATCAGCAGGCGCCGAGAACTTGATGTCTTCGCCCGGCTCCAGGATTTGCAGCGTGCCAGGCTCCAGGCCCGCGAGCGCCACACCGTTGGCGTCCGCTGCCGACTCACCCATCAGGTTGTCTTCTGGGGCCAGGCGGGTGATGAAGCCAGCGAACATGGCGGCGGTTTTCTTGCGCACCAGCTCCGCATCGTCATACTGGTCCAGCTCGTTGAGTTTGACGAGCGCCCGGGTCAGCCACGGCTCGCCCCGGATCTGGCCGGGACGCAAGGGGCGAAACAGGTGGATCACTTCACTGGCATCCACCCTGACGGTGTCCATGGCACCGCCGCCGGCACTGCTGGACATCGGGGCTAGCAAGCCATCATTGGGGTGCGAGCGGTAC